AAACACAAATGCTGATCGTCCAGTTATCGAAGCATGCGGTGGTACACGTGCGCTTAACACATACGGTATGACAGTTTCGATCCCTAAGATCACTGCTAACTCAACAGCTGCAACAGTTGCCGAAGGTGGCGATCCAACTGGAACAACAGCGATTACCTCAGCTTATGTAAATGCCACAGTTATCAAGAAAATGGGATTTCAGCGCTACAGCGTTGAGCTTCTCGACAGATCAGATCCATCTTTTTACGAAATCATGCTCGCTAACCTACGCGATGCTTATGCACAGGCAACCGATCAATATGTAATTGCACAAATTACAGCTGGTGGTACACAAGCAACAGCAACAGCAGCAGACTCAGCAGGTTTGATCTCTTTCGTATCAACAGAATCACCTGCGGTTTACAACGCGACAAAGCGCACAGCTAAGTCTTTCGTTTCTGGTACATCTATCTGGACAACACTTCTTGGTTCAACAGATACAACTGGCCGACCAATTTACAACGCTCAGCCAACTACAATGAACGCTGGCGGTACTGCTAATCCAACATCAATCCGTGGAAACGTGCTTGGTCTTGATTACTATGTTGATCCAAACATGGTTGCAACTTCAATCGATGAATCAGCGTTTATTATCGAACCTCGATCAATCGAAATTTTTGAATCTCCTGTACTTACTTTGGCTACTAACGTGCCAACAACAGGCGAGATTGAAATTGCACTTTACGGTTATATCGCAGCGCAGGCCGTCTTTGCTGGTGGCCTTCGTCGCTTTAACCTAACCTGATAAAACCCTAGTAGTCGGTGGGTGACTAGCCCTTTCACCCACCGACCCCCTTACAGAAAGGAGTACAACGTGGCCGCTAGTTATGTGACGATGCAAGAATTACGCACAAATTTGGGGATTGGCACCTTGTACTCCGATGCGACCGTTGAGGAAGTGTGTCAATCGGCTGAGGATCAAATTAATTCCTTCCTATGGTTTGACTCCGCACCAGTTGTGGGAACCACACTTGCTAATAACGTTGCGACAGTAATGTTGGCCAACCCTGGTATTTTTACAGTTGGGGAAACTGTAACTATTGCCGGGGCTGGTTCAACCTTTAACGGTAATGCAACGGTCACTGCAACCTTTCCTTTTAGCGCTGGAACATCAAGCATGTTTCCTGCTTTTAACTCGCAGCTCGCTTTTTACCAAAATCTCCAGGGTTTTAGTTTTATTCAATTTGCTAAAACAGCTGCTAATCAAAACTTTAGACGAGTACTGCCCTATGGCACTGCCGTTGGTACAGATACAAAGACCACCGCTTACGCAGCTACAGCTAGTGTGCGCGAAGCAGCGATGGTTTTGGCTGTCGATATTTGGCAGGCCAGGCAGGTTTCGCAAACTGGTGGGGTCGGTTTAGATATGGGGCCGTCACCTTATAGGCTCGGAAATTCAATGATCGGCAAGATCAGAGGTTTATTAGCTCCTTATTTAAACCCTAACTCGATGGTTGGATAGCCATGACAGCGGCCATCACTACCCTTCGATCTACTATTGCAAGCGCCCTAGCAAACGCTGGAGTCTGGCAAACCTTTAGTTTTCCACCGCCAACTATCCTGGCCAACTCAGTAATCGTTGCGCCTGCCGATCCTTACATCGTGCCTGCTAACGGTCATTTTAACCAGACAGCTATTCGCCCACAGGCAAACTTTAAAATCGTTATGACAATCCCGGCATTTGATAACCAGGGATCATTACAAGATATCGAAGAAACCATGATCGCCGTGTTTAACAAGCTATCAAATAGCGCGATCGTATTTAGTGTTACCTCTTTCTCTGCTCCGTCAATTATGAGCCTAGCAAGTGGTGATTTATTAACCGCAGAGTTACAAATTACAGTACTAACGACATGGAGCTAAAAATGGCAGACAAATATCCAACCGATGCAGATATAGAGGTTTTAAAGAAACTCGGTCTGCCAGTACCAGGGGCTACAACTACTAAGAAAGATGAGGAATAATCGATGGCAATTTATCTAGATAATAACGTTGGCCTGAAAATTGCCACCGTTGATTTAAGCGAGTACGTAACTAGCATTACGCTTACACAAACCTTTGACGAAGTCGAGACCACAAGCATGGGGGCATCGGCTCATCAATTTTCAAAGGGTTTGGAGTCCAGCACACTACAGGTGGATTTCCTAAACGATTGGGCTGCATCAAAAGTACAGGCAACTTTGCAAGCTGCTTACGGCACATCCGTAACTGCTTTGATCGTGCCAGTACGCGCTGCTTCAGCAACCGTCATTAGCGCAAGCAATCCTTTATACACCGTCTCAATTTTGGTCAATAATTTGACCCCCGTTGGTACAGGCGGCCCCGAAGACTATGCCCGCTCAAGCATGACATTTACTTGCACATCTGCGGTTGCATACGCAACTTCAGGATCATTTAACTAAGGGGCAAACAATGGCACGACTAAAGATCGTAAGGGCTACTGGGGAAACTATCGTAAGTATTACCCCGGTGGTTGAGGTCGCGTTTGAAAAATACTGTGGTCAAGGCCTGTACAAGCAGCTGCGCGAGCATGAGAAAAATAGCGATCTATATTTCTTGGCTCATAACGCGCTAATGCGTACTGAAGTTATCCCGCCATTTGGGGATGATTTTTTAAACTCGCTTATCTCAGTAGAGGTAATCGAGGATGAAAGCCCAAAAGGATAGATCGGGGTTCATTTACATACCTGGTGGCATCTCTTGCCATCGAGTTAAAGATAAGCCCCGATCAAGTCCTGGCGATGGATGAGGTCATGTTTAAAGCAGTACTGCAGGTATTAGGAGATCGAGCAAAGGAGCGTGAGCGTGCCAGTAAACATAACAGGCGTGCAAGGCACACTTAAAGCCATGCGCAAGTTTGATCCCGATCTAAATAAGCAAATGAACAAACAGATTAAAAGCGCCATGCTGCCTATCAGAGACAAGGCCAGAGGATACGCACCTGCCAATTCTCAAATGCTTAGCAACTGGACTAAGGTAGATGCTTTTGGCCCGCAAACTAGAAAATACCGGGCTTTCCCTAAGTACGATCAAAGTGAAACTCAAAAGGGTATTATCTACAAGCAAAGTGCCAATAAGATTAATCGCAACGGTTTTCAAGCTGTTTACTTTATTGCTAACAATTCGGCAGGCGGTGCGATCTATGAGACCGCAGGCCGTAAGTCAGGCTTAGGCGGCAGGCCTACAACTCACCAGGCGCGAGTTAAAGGCGGCGGTTCATTTACTCAGAGTGGCACACGCCGCGATAACAACAGCCTTAACCCAAACGCAGGCCGTCAGTTGATGGAAGTAATGGGGCCGCTGGTAGGTAACTATGACCAATCACGCAGCTCACGAACTGCTAACACTGGTCGCTTAATTTTTAGAGCATGGGCAGAGGATCAGGGCAGAGTTACGCATGGCGTACAGCTTGCAATAAATACAGCCGTGGCAACCTTCAACGCCACAAATACTAGTAGCGCTTTTGGATTGGCTGCATAATGGCAAATCTAATTGTCTCGGCCGTAGCCAAGTGGAACGGCGCAGCGCTAAAAAAAGGTCAAAAGGATCTCACCTCTTTCCAGAAAACAACTCTTGCTTTAGGTAAAGCATTTGCTGGAGCATTTGCAGTACGCAAAATTACCCAGTTTGGTAAGGCTGCTTCACAAGCATTTATAGCTGATGAGAAGGCTGCCAAGTCTTTAGCGATTGCGCTCAAAAATACTGGCAACGGTTTTGCCACTATTGCAACTGAAGGCTTTATAGCTCGGCTTCAGGATACTTACAAGGTTCTCGATGATGAGCTTCGCCCGGCGTTTCAAACCTTGCTCACGGCCACCTCATCAATTACCGAAAGCCAAAAAGCATTAGAGCTTGCTCTTTCGATCTCAGCGGGTACAGGTAAAGATTTAGGCTCAGTTTCAATGGCGCTGTCCAAAGGCTTCTCAGGCCAGACCACAGCGTTGAGTCGGCTCGGCGCAGGTTTATCTAAAGCCACCCTTGCTAGCGGTGACATGGACAAAATCATGGCCGAACTTAGCCAAAAGTTTTCAGGTCAGGCACTAGCTGCGACTAAGACTTACGCAGGTCAGATGGCAGCTCTTACAGTTGCAGCCGAAAACGCTAAAGAGGAAATTGGTCAAGGTTTACTCGATAGCATCGCATTACTTGGTGGCTCAGATGGAATCCAGACCGCAACCGATAACATGGAAAATCTTGGCAAGGCCACTGCCGATACGATTTATCTGCTTGCCTCACTAACTAAGACTTTTAACGAAACCAATCTAAGCAAAGTTTTTGGGCTAAGCGTGTTTGCTCAGATAAGTAAGTTAGCTGAACTAGGCAGCCAGATGCGAGGAGAAACTACTGGCAAGAACGCCGCTTACTCCCCTACATCAATGTACTTTACGATCGAGACAGCCGAGCGTGCTAAATTAATTGCGACTATTAAAAAAGGTAATGCCACCGAAAAGGAAAAACAGAAGCTCGCGGCGGCAGAGTTAGCAGCTAAAAAGAAAGAGGCTGAACTCGATGCACTTAAAAAGAAGTTTGATGTTGATCGGATTAACTTAGAGACAGCCCTGGCAAACTCTAAGGATGAGGCAGAGAAGGCTCGCATCCGCAGCTTGCTTACCATCATGGATGAGGATGCCAACAGCGCTGCTAAGCGCATGGCAGAGTTGGACACAGCTAATGCCGCCAAAATGAAAGCCGAACTAGCTGCGGCTGAGTCACTTAGATATTTAGCAGAGCAAGCGGCTAAAGCAGGCGCAGGCTTGGCATCGATCGGCAATCCAGGCGGCAACTACAGCTACACAGCGGCAGCGCCTTCATTTGTCTATGGCGCAGGCAGCGTGCCTGATCTACCTGGTCTAAGCAATATGCCAGAGGCAGGCAACCCGCAGGGCATTTACGACTACAGCCCATCTAACCCATCATTTACATACAGCCCGCCTCAGGTTAATAACATAACTATTAACACGCCAGTTGGTACAGAGGATTACCTAACTGAGGCCATGCAGCGTGCGCTACAGAAACTTAACCGTTACGGCGATAGCACTACATTTGCAGGAGCGTTGTAATGACAGTGCCTACGCTAAACGCGTTCATTAACTTTTCGACCGGGCCTTCCTTTGCACAATCCATGATTTTGGATCAAGGTATTTTAGATACAAATGTTTTGGCCGATAGCGCCGCGGTAATTGTTGATGTATCAGATCGCATCGATGCTTTAACTACCCGCCGTGGTCGCAACGCTGAGGCTGACCAATTCCAAACAGGTACATGCTCACTGAGGATTGTGGACCAAAACGGAGACTTCAACAGCCTTAACCCTAGCGGGCCTTTTTATGGACTTCTCGATCCGATGCGTAAGTTGCAGATCACTGCCACCCATAACGGCGTTACTTATCCAATTTTTAGCGGTTTTATCACTGGTTACCAAACCCTTACCCCGCAGGAGTCAAACGATAATGTGTCCTACTGCGTTATCTCAGCTGTAGATGCTTTTAGGCTTGCACAAAATGCCCAGATTTCTACGGTGGCAGGTACAAGTGCAGGGCAGTTATCGGGCGCTCGGATCAATAACTTACTCGATGCAATCTCTTGGCCATCATCAATGCGCGATATCGATGCTGGGCAGACAACGGTTCAGGCAGACCCAGGTACACCGCGAACAGCGCTAGCCGCGTGCCAGACCATCTCTACATCCGAGTACGGCAGCTTCTATGTAGATGCCACTGGCTCGTTCGTCTTTCAGGATCGAGCGCTCACATCATCGAGCGTTGCAGCCACCCCTACGGTTTTCCAAGATGATGGCTCGGCTGGCCTTCTTTACTTTGATGCCGCTTGGGTTTTAAACGATGTATTGATTTACAACCAAGCAAATATCACTAGATCAGGCGGCACTACTCAGACCGCTATAAACCAGGCCAGTATCGATAAGTACTTCTTGCACAGCTATACCCAGACCGATCTGCTTATGCAGACCGATGCGGTGGCGCTTGATTACGCCCAAGCCTATGTCGCTAGCCGCGCTGAGACTTCGGTTCGATGCGATGCCATCGTGTTAGACCTTTACACAGAAAATTACGATGCTGGAATAGCAGCTGCTCTTGGCCTTGATTACTTTGATCCGATTACAGTAATTACTACACAGCCAGGTGCTACAACTCTAGAAAAAACCCTGCAAATTTTTGGAGTGGCTATGACGATTAACCCTAATAAATGGCGCGTAACATTTACGACATTAGAGCCAATCATCGACTCGTTCATATTGGACTCTGCGCAGTACGGAATTTTAGACACTAGCAGCTTGAGTTACTAAGGAGATAGAAATGGCAAAACAGACCTTTACCACTGGGCAGGTTTTAACTGCTGCCCAAATGACTAGCCTGCAACAGACGGCTATGGGTGGTGGATCAGCCACGGCCAAAACTGCTAGCTATGTACTTACGGCCGCAGATGCCGGTACGACCATTATTATGAACTCAGGATCGGCCACAACGATCACAGTAAACACAGCGCTATTTGCAGCTGGCGATACCGTATTTATACTTAATCAGGGCGCAGGTGTTTGCACAATAACCGCAGGCACGGCCACAGTTACTACCGCTGCATCATTAGCTATGGCTCAAAATGAGACAGGCCAATTATATTTTTTAAGCACAAGCGCAGCCATATTTACCGAATACATGCAAGCCGCAGCAGGCGGCGGCGGCAAAGTCTTGCAGGTTGTAAATGCAACAACATCAACCCTTGCATCAAGTACTTCGGCAACTTTTGCTGATACTAATTTAACTGCAACAATTACCCCTACTTTATCAACAAGCAAAGTATTGGTTTTGGTAAGTCAAAACGGAATTTACAAATTTAGCGGCGACGCGGCCTTGGCGCTAAAACTGCTTCGAGGAGCTACTGAACTTATCCGCATGGAAGATATTGCGGCTTATACTGGCGGTTCTGCTTCAAGCGGTGTAGGTGGTGTCTCTACTAGTTATCTGGACTCACCAGCAACAACTAGCGCGACTACTTACAAAACAACTTTTGCAAATAGATCAGCAGCAGGAACATGCTCAGTTCAAGCCACTTATGGTGGCGGATTACAAGCAACTTCAACGATTACACTCATGGAAATAGGTGCATAAATGGCAACAGGCGGCGAAGTACTTTCAATGCTCATTCCTACAGGGGGCTGGGTAATTTACGGTAATGATTTTGAGTCCATTATTTATGATGCAGGCGTAACACCAGTTACTAAAAAGCAATTTGATGATGGTTTTGCAGCATTTGATGCTTGGAAAGCGCAGCAAGATGCGGCAAAAGCAGCGGCCAAAACTGCGCTACTGGCAAAACTCGGCATTACAGCCGATGAAGCAGCGCTACTACTGGGATGAGTCTTACAAGCTATAACGGCTGGCCTGCCAGTAAAGACCAGGCAGAGATAGATGTAAAGCCTTACCCGGTCAAAGGCACTAACCTAAAGATTAGATGCGCCGCGGGTGCAGGTGAGTTACTAGCTGCGTTTGCAGCAGACTTTCATAAGTTGATCGAGCCGATCGATGAAGGCAAGCTAGACGATTGGGCTTACGCCTTTCGCATGGTACGCGGCACGACCGACAAACTCAGCTGCCACAGCTCAGGTACAGCCATCGATCTAAATGCTACGCAGCATCCGCTAGGCAAGGCAGGCACTTTCCCGCTGGAGAAAGTACCGATGATTCAGGCGCTTGCTAAAAAATACGGTCTTACATGGGGCGGTGACTATCGCAACCGTAAGGATGAGATGCATTTCGAGGTGTCCATCAGCAAAGAAAAAGCAATCGCACTAGCAAAGAAACTGGGGTTATTAAATGCCTAAATCACAGGTTTACACAGTAAGCACTACAGCATCAATAGTTGTACCCGCCAACATCGCATATCAATCCGTGTATCTGCATAGTGCCTCTGGCACGCTGTATATAGGCGGCGCTGATCTAACTACCTCTAATGGCTACAAGTTAGATAACGGCGATAAATTAACAATTATGGTCGGAGATCAAGAGGCTTTATACGCAATCACAACTAGCGGCACTGCAACCCTGTACGTGCTAAGTCAGATCAACTAAGGGCGCTTAGGAGATAAAATGAAAGATCAACTAAAAGCAATCGCACTAAGTTATGGCCGAGCAGCTGCGGCAGCCGTTGCAGCTCTATACATGGCAGGTGTGACAGATCCACGCACACTATCTAACGCATTTATCGCAGCCTTAATCGGCCCGGTATTAAAGGCCATTGATCCTAAATCAAAAGAGTTTGGCGTAGGCAAGAAGTAATGCGCAGGCTGATAGGGGCGGTGGCCTTGTCGCTGCTCCTATCAGGGTGCAGTTATCAGGGATGGGTGAGATATGAGTGCCAAGAATACGAAAAATGGGCTGAGGATCGATGCAAACCGCCTGCCTGCGAAGTGGTGGGTACATGCACCAAAGACCTACTCCCAAAAGAAGTATATGAAGCGCCTAACGCCTGAGCAGCTACACGCTAGGCTCATCGTGTTCATCGGCTGCACCCTAGCCCTGGTGTTTGCCTTTAGCGTACTTGGCATGTTGTATGCCCTGATATTTGTAACTCAGCCGATAACAAATCAAGCGCCTAACGATCGGGCATTTATAGACCTGCTTACAACGCTAACTATATTTTTAACTGGCAGTTTAGGGGGCGTGCTAGCAAGCAACGGACTTAAATCTAAGCCTAAAGTTCAGGATGATGAAATAAAACCGTAGTGTTTGGCGTGTCTTTCCTTGCCTTTCATCATAGATGAGCCTTACCCTTTTAGTAATGGTCGAAAGGCCATCAAACTAAACTAAGGGGCTAAAATGGATCTAGAAACACAGTTAGGTTGGGCGATTATCCTGGTACTAGGGATGGCAGTGATCTTTTATACACTGGGCTATTCCACAGGTAAACGGGATGGACACAAGGCAGGCCGCGCAGTAGGTATCCGCATCGGTGAGCGCCGCGCACGTGAGGCGGTAAGCAAATGATTAAGAGCGCACCCACAGGTACATATTGCAACGATTGCAAAGCCGAGTTCGGCAACTTCGACACAAAGACACAATCCTGGACTTTCTCAGATAAGTGCGTGCCGATTGCGACCATCATCACCGTATCGGTAACGATCAAATCAAAGGGTGCTACTCGCGCCTACTGCAACTACCACAAGCGACAGGCTGAGACATGGCCAGATGGTAAGGGCGGGTTCATTCACTGGTCACTAGAGGATCAATTAGCAGCTGCTAAGGATCTAGAAAGCCCGGTGCTAACTAATGTTTAATCTTTCAGAATATGAAACGATCCAACAGCGCATAGCGCGTTTCCGATCAGAATTTATTAGTGGCCGAATAGAGACTTCGATCATCGAGGTCGATCTTACAAAAGGCCATATTCTTATTGAGGCACGCGTTTACCGCGAGCATGAGGACACCTCCCCCGCAGCTGTGGATTATGCCTATGGCAACCAGGCTTTTTACAACCAAAATATGAAACGCTGGTTTGTCGAGGATACGACCAGTTCTGCAATAGGCCGCGCAATCTCGCTACTAACTCCAGGTGAGCATCGATCTACAGCCGAAACTATGGCTCAGGTTGTAACAGACTCCCCTACGGTTTTAGATAGCGATCCGTGGGCAACTGTAACGATCAGCGCAGAAGGTAGCGCAGAGCCTCTTGCAAGCGGTTTAAACCTTATTCAGGGTGCGTTAGGTGGCGAGATTGTGGCGCAGGGCGAAACCTGCGAACACGGCCGCATGGTCTTTAAAGAAGGCATCAGCTCTAAAACAGGTAACAAGTACAAGGGATGGGTCTGCCCATCTAAGGCTAAACCTCAGTGCGCACCACGTTGGGAGAAGTAAATGAGTGGCGATTTCGAGATGATAAATCTTAAAACTGGCAACCGTTTAACGATCCAGATGGATGGCACTGAGATCCGCGATCAAGTTACACCGCCTGCAATCGAGTGGTGCGACAAAGGGCAGCATTTTGGCTTAAAGATCGATGGCAGTTATGTCGATGATAAGCTATGGATATGTCTGGCCTGTAACGGATGAACCGTGTTGTGCTTGATTACTCGCAAGAGATCCAAGCCCATCACATCGGACTAGCCCGCGTTGCAGATTTAAAGGGCAGGCCAGATCATCCAGGTCGATTTAATAAGGCGATAAGCATCCATGAGTTCATCCTCGAAAACGCTGAAGCTGTAGCGGCAGAAATTGCTGTGGCGCAGTACTTCGGGGTTAAAGACTTTAAACCAACCCTGAACACATTTAAAGGCGAGGCCGATGTTGGTAGCCGCTTAGAAGTTAAGTGGACTAAGTACGACAACGGCAGCCTAATTATTAACAAGACCGATCGAGATAACGATGTAGCAGTGCTAGTTACTGGCCGCTCCCCGGTCTATCACCTGGCTGGATGGATACCGATCAAAATGGCTAGACAGCCGCAATTCTTTCATCGAGGTCAGGGCAACTACTGGATTAGTCAGCGCGATCTCTTTCCAATTACCGATTTAAGGAGTTCATCTCATGGATCAGGCATTTAATTGCAGGATATGTAAAAAGGTAACGCCTCACACGATTGTTGTAGTTACAGAGGATCTGCCCGATTTTGTGCATGTATTTGAGTGCGGCGGCTGTGGCGTACTAGGTGTTATGACTTGGAAGCAGGACATCGATGCCTAAAGACAGACCGCCATTTATGTATGAGTGTCCATGCGGCTACTCGCTTAGAGCTGCGCTGGAGTTCATGTCACAGATTGAGATTAGCAGGCTCATGGAAAGCCACATAAGAGCTGTGCATTTAGGAGATCCCAATGACACGACCAGTTAAATGCCGCATATTTGAGTGGGATATGGAGCTGTGGTGCAGGCTCAAAGCAACCGAGACCGCATATTTGGACTACTTCGGTACGCGTATTGCTTACCCGCTATGCCCAAAACACTATGAATACGTGAACAACCTATGAAACGTTACTTGACATCGATGCTACGCTCCAGTCGCCTTAGCGAGCCGCAACTGCGGATAGCTCGCCTGCGACACTTCACTATTTGGGCCGCGCTATTTGTAATTACAACAGTTGCAACTGGTGAAGCAAAAGCAGTAAATACCAATGGTAGTGAGTTATATAAGTTATATGCTCACATGAAAGTATTAGATGATAAGCAGTATCGATGCTTAGTTATATTGTGGAGACTAGAAAGCAACTGGTCACCAACAGCCCGGAATAGTAAGAGCAGTGCATTTGGTATTCCACAGCTGTTAAAGATGAAAGAGACTAACCCTTTTAAGCAAATAGATTTAGGGTTGAAGTACATCGATCATCGATACGATGGTGACACATGCAAAGCTTTAGCCACACATAAACAGCGAGGCCATTACTAATGGCAGCTAAGCGTGGAGATCCACGAACCAAAGGGTTATATAAAAAGCGTAGGTTGATGGTGTTAGCACGCGATCAGTACACCTGCTTCTATTGTGGTGGCGAGGCCAACCAGGTAGATCATGTTGTACCAATGGCATCTGATAGTTCAGTGCAAAATGCTGTTGATATGGACAACATGGTTGCAGCATGCGCTGATTGCAATAGGCGTAAGAGTTCACGCTCAATAGCCTCTTTTTTAGCACACACGCCTAC